TCCAAAGGATTTGATACTTGATTGTGTTTAACAGGTAGCTCTTTACCTTGTCCTCGTCCGTAGTATTGTCGTTGATTGTGAGAACGTGTAGGTAACTATTGTTGATGACAGTATCTGCGTCGATAAATAAACCCATCTTAGATAGAAAGTAGGCCGTGTAAGCTCTCACCTCGGGGTAATTCCTGTTAATATACTTGTCTAAGACGCTTTTCATACCAAATCATAAAATCTTTATACCATATTCTCCGTCTTACTGACGCACAAAAGCATTCCCGGGGCTGTATGCCTTCGTATTTAATTCTTATCCTTAACATCTTAACGCAAGAATGTTTTGAGTACCTAATATTCTCGGGTAACAATTCTATTTCAGCGATTAAATCTATTTCAGCCTGTTCAAACATTCGTCTAAGATATAAGCAATAAGTGAGGCTTGACAAGCAAGTATAAAATCAAAGGTGCAAAGTAAGGTTAACCAAAAAGCTACACATTTTATACAGCCCATTGCTGAGTGTATATGTATGGCTAATGAGCTATTAGGTCTATACTTAAATAGGTAGTCAATAGTTGCTTGTAATGGCTCAAAATTAACAAACCACCAAGCTAAAGGAACTAATGCGAGTAAATTCATACGTCAAATGTACTAAAATAAATTACAATCATATATGTTTATTCTGTAAATGTATTTGTCAATCTTCTTAGCTGTTTCAAGACTCACATCTTTACCCTGTAGAAACCTGTCTATGTTGTATTGGTGGAAGGTCTCTCCTCTCCCCTGTATCTCTTTCACTATTTGATTCCTTGTTCGTGTTTTTAATGCGTCTCTCAGATGATTTCTAAGGCTATGGTCATCTATTAGCATAGGTCAAGATTTATTTCGTTATCTAGCAAGATTTCAAAGAACTTTTCTCTTACTCTCTCAATCATTTCAAACTCATTATCCTTTAAGTCCTCATACTTCCAAATGGCTCTAAGCTCTGCCTTTATCTCGTTTAATGCGTGAAACATTTTCAAAGACTTGGAGGCACAATCAAATTCAAATTGGTCTTCCGGTAGGTTATATTCGATTGTTGCTTTCATTTCTATATTTTAAGGTTGTACGTTAATTATATTTTAGTGCTGTATATCATTTCTATTTAAGTAATGGGGTAACTTTTACCACTTATACTTTATTAAAATGGTAAATCGTCTGAACAATCCAAAGGAACTTCTTTTAAACTAACTACACCCTCAACGGCATTGATTTGCCATCCTTCAATTGTATTAAAATACTTTATCTCTCCTGTTGGTGACTTCCATTCACGGCCTCGTAGATTAATGCTAACTTCTACCTGTTCGCCTATGTTCTTTTGGCTTATTAGTTCCGTTTTTTCCTGTGTAAATTGGATGGTTATGTACTGCGGATACTTCTCATCTGTTAATAATACGACATCTTTGCTTTTAAACTTGTCGCTTACTTGTCTTACTGCTCCCACAAAGTGGATTTTACCTGTTACTTTCATTTGTTTTGTTTTAGTGTTCATTATTAAAAAAATCTATTATGTACCATATGGTGGCTGTCCATCCCCAAATAATTGCCGGGGCTAATAAAATTGATAGTAGTGTTATCATATTGTTTTTTTTAGTTTTTCAATGTATAGAGTTGCATCCATTAGCTCTTCCTGTAAATGGTTTAACCATCCCATTAAGTCAATATCTTTGCGGTCTAGATTTGTTCCGTATTTCTTTTGGCCTTGTGTGCTACGCTCGTAGTATTTAGTCATTACAGACATTAGAATTGTGTCTTCGCTTTTAATTGGTTTTGATTCATTAGTTATGTTCATATTTTTTAAGTTTTTAATTCTATCATACAAATCTAATGCAATATAAATTATGGTTAATAGCATAAAAATTATTGAAATAGTTTTAATTAATATCATAATATTTGTATTAAGTTATCGTAATATTCTCGACATTGCTCTATTCGTGTTTTGATATCCTCTATCACCTTGTCATCTTTTGCTATTTTAAACGCCTTTAAACGCTTTTCTTTTGGGATATGCCCAAATGTATGTTTAGCTTGTACAAATGCTCTTAAATCCAAATCTTCCTCAATCAAACTCGCCTTCCAATGTTCACGTCTTATTTCATCTTCTACTATTTGCAATGGAGTATCAATCAAGCAATAACACAAAAGGCTTTCCTCTTTGCCGGTTAACCACATATATCCGTGCATTTGGTAAAAATACGATTTATTTATTAGCTTAGTGTCGAAAAAAGGGAAAGTAGTAGCATCGTAACTTGATTTGACATCTAATAAGATTTCATTCGTGTTAACGTCCGGTGTTCCTGTTATCCAATCGTTCGTGAAATGTTCCTCGTTCTTATATATGAATCCAATATCTAGAACATCATTACACAAAGCAATTGAAAGGTCTTCCACTTCGTTCCCTTTGTCGGTGTAACGTGAGCTGAACTCCTTGCGTATGCCAAATACTTCCTCAATAGCTAACTCTTGCAGGTATGTCTTAGTTGTTTGACTTAACAACTCCCCCTTTGATTTAGGGGAAGTCATTATTTTGCCAATGGCGGAGCATCTTATCTTCATTGTGCTATGTTTTTAAGTTGCTCTTGAGTTAAATCAAATGTATTTAATAGCTCCTTGATAGTGTACTCACCATCGCTTATTGCCTTAATTGCCTTAGCAAGTCTTTTATCGTCAATAGCTACTTTCTTAGATTCGTTTTTTTGTTCAACCTTAACTTGTTCCCCACCGGCATCTGTATCTTTATCGCTAACTATCCCCAAAATCGAACTTAAACAGTAACGACGCAAGTAAGAAATCGCTGACCCCAAAACTTGGAAGTCATTCATACCTTTCAATTGTACGCCTTGTGGAATAGCTGTTTTACTTTCGATTGTTTCGCCACTTTCAACGTGGAATACTATTGTTATTAATTCAGTCCCATTAATCAATTGGGTGAATCCAAGGCCGTGTTTTTTTAGCAATGGGTTAATCACTTCAAAAATCTTTGGTAGGTCGGCATAGGTGTATCCATACCCTTGTGTTGCTTTGTGGATTGTCGGAACTTCTTGTTGAAATTCTGCTAGGCTTTTAAATAAATGTTTCATTGGTTAGTTTTTAAAGGTTAATAATTATCGACAAATATAATTCTTTTATTTTAATATAGAACTATTTTTTTAATTTATTTTAATGAAATCTTCAATTGGTAGTAAAATTCCTTTGCTTGTATTACTATCTCCTCCTTTAACATCTCTTTTAGTTCCTAGATATTTTCTACAAAGATTCTTTAATTCGTTTTTTTCTATCATAACAAAATGCTTTTCACTAAGCCAATAACACCACCAATCAGATTCACTTGTTGCTATGCCTGAAGATTTGCCTCTGCTTTCATATTCAACAAATATGTTATGTGTCTCCATTGCTCTAAAATCTCGTTTTACTTCTATTTTTTTTTGCAATAATTCAGATAGTTGTTTTTCATACATTTGACCTACCATTAAGTCAAATTTAAAATCATTATTAAAATTCATATTGCTTTTTGTTTGTATGTTTCAATTATTTCTTTTAGCTCTTCTCTTGTGTATTTTTTTGTTTGATGTGCTTTACCCTGTAGCTCAATTAATTTTTCTGCTCCTATTCGTTTTTGTATTCCGATTTGATAGTTCAAAAGATTGCCGTGTAAGTATTGATTACAGTAAACACATTGGCCGTGTACGTTTGATTCATCGAATGTAATTACTTTGTGACCACCGCTCGAAAAATAATGACCGGCATCAAATTTTTGACCCAATGGAGAGCCACAAGAGATACAGCCTTTATTTCGGTCTCGGTTTCGTATATAGCTATTGAAATATACTTGAGCTAATTTTTGAAGCTCTTGTACTGTTTGAAGCTTCTCTTTCATTTCTTTCTTTTTTTTCACCCATTGCTTATCCTGTACAATTTTTAACCAAATCTGAACACATTCTTTTTCAAGGCAATATTTTTGATTGAAATTTACCGGAGTGAATGGCTCTTTGCAGTTCTTACATTTCTTCATAATTCTATAAATTTAAATATGTGTTCTATTATTGGTAGTGTCCATCCATCTCCTAATAAACTTCCTGCCTTTGCTGTTGTTAAAATGTCGCAATAGTCATCCGGAAAACCTTGTAACCTGCACATTTCAATTTTGTTTACTGTTCTTACTAATTCGTTTTCGTGAATTAAAGTAAGCATTCCTGTTGTTTCGTTTCGGTGTTTTAAATATTCTTGTTTTGCAGTTTCAGTAGCTCCGCTTCCCGTATTTAAACAAGTATGTTTATCTGTATCAACATAAATTTGTGGAACTCCAAACTTTTCTCTACTTTTAATTCCATCTTGTGTATGTTGAACTCTACTAATACTTTCCATTAAACAACAAGATTTTACTCGTTCAACCCTGCCACCTGTAATAATATCTTTAAACATTATTTCTAAATCTTTTGGTTGTGGTATATCGGTAACAATATCGCCAAAAAATCCGTCCTGGCGGGTTCGTATATTTGACCAATAATATCGGTCTCTTAATTGAGCCGTTACCAACTTTGAATTAATTCTTACCGGGTAAACCCCCAACGCCCTTGACATTACACCAACATCAAATTTATTCGCGCTTCCTACGTTTTCTTGTAAAAATAAAACCTTTGGATTTAATGTTTTAATATGTTCTAAAATTTCTACAAATACAAAAAACAAACTGCTTCGACTTCCATTTATACCTGCTCGTTTTCCTGCAGCACTTAAATCTTGGCAAGGCGAACCGCTTAAAATTAAATCAATAGTTTTCCAATCAATATCCCAATCGCGCCATTTTGTAACATCCCCCACTTGTATCGTGTCGGGAAAATGGTGTTGAGTTAATTCAATTGCATACGGCTTTATTTCGCTTGAATAGTATTTATTTACTTTTATACCTACATTCTCCAATGCTTGTCTACCTGTGTTCATTCCGTTAAATAAACTTACTACGTTCATATGTTTCATATTAAAAATTATTTACTTTAAGTTCATTTTCTAATTGTTTCATTTCAGATTTTAAATCCAAATTTATTCTTTCGAGCCTATGTGATGACTGAGAATGTTCTCTTGCTTGTTTCTCCAAAATTAAGAAGGTAGTTAGAACCTCAGATAGTTCAGATTCAGTTTCAAGCATAGAATTTATTAAATCAGTGCGATGTGCGTTTTTCTCTTCTATTTCCTCTCGACTTGCTTTTAACTTCAGTAGTGTCTTATGTAAGATTACTCTAGATTTTAAAATTTGTAGTTCCATAATTAATTATTTATTTGTTTAGTTGCGTATGCTTTCTCGTAAACATTTGGTGATGGGTTACTTTGCTCAAAATAGCTCAAGCGTTCCTTATCAAACCAAATCTCTATCATTCCGATGTTACCGTTACTTCGTGGTTTAATTTTATTAAAATGTATTTCTGCTAGGTTAAATGTTGGGTCTTGCCGGTGTACTGTTATCATACATTTGCCCGAGTTAAACCATTCACTACCACCTTTTAAATCATAAGGCACAGGGGGGTTTCTTTTTCCGTTTTCTTTTTCAGTTAGTTTTGGGTGAATAATCGTGTGCAGGTGTAAATCATTGTCTTCAGCTATCTGATTGCGGTAAGGTAATACATATTCTAAATATTGAGCGTATCCACCATACTCGTTATACGGGTGATTCATATCCTTCCAAGAATCGATTGATGCTGTATGTAATTCTCCGTGTTTTTTTAATTCTACTGCCATATCCCAAAATTGTACAGGTGTTAATTTAGCCTTAACATCTTCTCTTGTAAGCACTTTAAAATGGTTTAAGACCCAATCTATCGCTTGAGTAATTTCTTTATCTTGTATGACGTTTCTGTCTAATGGATTAAAGCTCTTGCCTGTCTTCTTATTTATCAAATCTGCTATTATTTCGACATTAGAGCCAACATCCGGAAAATAAACTAAATGCTTCCATCCGTAAAACTTTGAGGTATTCATCAAACACTCCATTAGCACCTGTGTTTTACCACTCATAGGAAATCCTGTCCAATCGGTGCAGTTACCTAGGCTCATTGAATAATGCTCGTGTAATTTAGCAAATCCTAAATACTTACCTTTTTGATGATATGTATCTCGATATTTAAATAGGTCAGTAATCACGTCACCGGCTTCTGTAATCTTAAATCCATTTAACTCCACGGTGCTTTCCATTTTGAGGGTTCGTTTACTTCTTTAATTTCAATTGGTTTTTCCCAAGTTCTTACACAAGCTTTCCAATCTATCATTTTATTCTTACCTACCATCCATCCTTTAGATGAGTAGAAATTTAAAAATTTGTTTACATCAACTCCGTTTTTTCGCTCTGAACAATACTCAAGAATTTCATTATAAGTAGGCTCTATAAATATACTTCTTTCATTCTTTTCATTCTTTACATTCTTGTTAGTTGTTAGTTGTTTGTTAGTTGTTTGTTGATTGTTTGTTATTGGTTTGTTAGCTTCTTCGTTTTCATCTTGGTAACATTCGTATTTACAGATAGTTACTATAGTAAATTGGCTTGTTGATTTTACCTTAATTTCGTTTGTCTTTTCTAACTTTTTTAAAATGGTTCTAATTGTTTGAATACTTATTCCTGTAGCGCTTGAAATATTACCAAATGAAGAAACAAATTGACCTCTTTCAATATCAATTCCTTGCCATTTACCTGTTTTATGATTTGCTTTCATTAACATAAATAAAAATAAATGTACTGCTTCAGATTTATTAAACCATTCCCAATCTAAAAACTTCCTGTGTATTTTAATCCATCCACTCATAATCTTAATTTTTAAGTAAAAAAAAACCCTCTTTAAATCTACAGGGTCTCACGTCTGTTTCATTAAAAAGGGTAATAATTTTTAGTGTTCTTATATTGTGAGACCGAACATACTGCAAATATACAAATAATTATTTAATGATTTAAGTTATTATAATTTAAATACTGATTATTTTTTAAACGGCATTGAATAATAGATAAATCATTCATTGATTTGCAATTGTGAATGTCATCAATAAGATTGCGCTGATGGAATACTATTTCTACTCCGGCAAATTCTTTTTGTAGCTCCATCGTATCAAGTAAATATAATTCGTCTTTTTGTCTCTCGTAAAAGTCAGCCATTGCCATTCCGTAAAGTATGGTAGAATGGTTAAGGTTAAACATCTCGCCTATTCTCTTGTATATTATTCCGTGTTTACGCAAGATTCCAAATAAAAACCATCTCCTGTGTACTATGTAACGTGTTCTACATTTCTCTCTTAAATCTTGCTCTTCGATAATCTGTTCTATTCTTTCAATCATAATTTCTCTACTTTTAGTATTAGTTGTGGCCACATAGCCATTTGCATTATTGCGTGTTCTCTATCTAGTGCCTGTAGTATTCTGATGGCTATTCGTTTTTTACCACTTTCAAAATAATTGTAAGTTACTTTATATCTTTTCATTGTCTTTGTTTATTTGGTTAGTATCCTGTGAGTTGAGGTAGTCTAGGTAAAGCTGTAGGTTAAAGCTCCCCCCTTTATCTCCTTCACTTTTTTTATTTTTCCACCAATCCATCTTAGTCTGTAGGCTAAAGTTGGTAGGTCTTGGTCTTGTATTATCTGTCATCTCTATCGTTATTTAAGTCATTATAAAAATCTCGGTTACCTTCCTCCCATTCACATACACCAAATCGTTCCGGGTCTTCCAATATGCTATCTTCTATAGCTGTTATTATTTCTTTTAGTTCGTCTTTTGCAGGTGTAAATGGATGGCATATGTTGTTGTGCCATTGCTCACCTTTTTCTAGCCATATATCAACAACGCATTCATTAGTTTCCTCATCAAAAGAGACAAAGCTCCATTCGAAATCAAGTATAAATTCAATTCTTCCTACCTCATACCATAACGAGGCTGTGTACTTTTCAATTTGCAAGTCTTCTGTTAAATTCATTTTAAAGCGTTTTAAAGGTTAGTAATATAAGATAAGGTATAAACACTCACCCAAAACAATATAAACACTACAGCAGTGCTTAAAATGTCTCTATGCTCATCATTGAGGGGTGTAAAGTAATAAATTAAATCTTTTAGTTTAGTTTTCATAGTTTAATTTTTAAAAATGTTAAATGCTGTTTCGATTTCTTTTAGGTTTTCATCGTGGATAAATGTCGCCATTGTTTGGATAATTAGGTGCAGTTGGTAAGTTGTCAACTCATTTGCTTTTTGTTGCTCTTCTAGGAAGTCAAGGGTTTGTATAAAATCTTTCATTTGGTTAGTTTTTAAAGGTTAGTATTAATTAATTTCAATTACATTACCAAACCCTTTTTTGGTATAATAATTTACTCTTTGCATTATTGCTTTTGTATAATCTTTTTTATTTTCATAAATTTCCCATTTTTGAACATTTTTTAATGAGTTCATTCTGTATTCAATTTCCCCTTCGTAGTTTTTTAATGACTTAAATTTTAAATCATAAATAGTAATTATTTTTCTTTCTGATATTGCTTTTAAAATTTCTGCTTTCATTTTGGTTAGTTTTAATTGTTTAGTTTTCCGTTTTGTTATACGCAAATCTAAAGAGTATTATTTTACTGACCAAACTTTATTGACATTATTTTTAAATTATTTACAATCTTTTTTTAAAACCCTTGATTTTATTGCGTTTGAGATATGTAATTTATAATGATTCTAAATAAGGAAATTTAATTAATGAGGGTAATTTATACTTAATTTCACCATTATGTAAAGGAATAGCCTTAATTTATACCTGAGAAGTAAGGAAATAACCTTAAATATAATTTACAAAAAGGGGTTAAAATGTTAGTTATATTATACATTATGGTAGAATAACAGCTATTATGTTGGATATATCCGTCACAAATCTTTGTATAATTAGGACAAAAAAAACCCCCTACCAAACTAACCAAAGATGTAGAGGGTTTCTAACTAACCAATAAACTTATTACAAATCTACGAAATATTTTTCTTTATAATTTTATCTTTTATCCAATCTTGGTATGTATTGTTATTAACTTTAAAATACTTTGCACAAGGATTGCAAACTAGCCAATGGTGAATTGTTCCGGCTGTAGTAGTTACTTTTTTATTATATCTTACGTTATGAGTACCACATTGAGGACATTCGTATTTATCTCCACCTCTTAATACAGCGTAATTAACCTTGGATTGTGTGTATGTATTGAGCTTTTCAAAGACAGCTTGTAATACGTTTACATCCATTTGGCAATATGCTACCATCTTTGCCATAGCTTCAGGTGATTTCTTAAATACAATGTCCTTCCAAAGGTCTAGGCCTCCTGTTTCCATCTTAGCACCTACTCCCAAGAATTTAGCGATGTAGTCAAGCTTGTTTGAGTTAAAATTAAAGTATCTCTTTGCCTCTTTTAATGTATCAATCGTATTATGTACAGGTGGCATAGGTAAGTCGTGAAATATGCACCTTGTCCTAAGCCATTTCATATCGAATCTATCTCCATTGTGAGCTACAATTTCATTCGCCTGAGCCATAACCTTTAAGAATTTCTTAAGCATTGCCTTATCTGACTGCTTTGAGTCCCATTGTAAGCTATGTACTTCCTCCTCACCTTCCCATTTATAGCAAATACATATAATGGCTCTCTCGTGAATGATGTCCCCGGGGTTAATGTTTAAATTATAACCACTTCGCCAAAAGATACCAACATTAAAACTAGTTTCGATGTCAAAAAATAATCTGTTTCTAGTCATTTAAATGGATTGTAAAGTTTGTCTATTAATCGTAAGATAAAAAACAAAGCTACACCACAAATAAAACCTATAAAGAATAACCTCCAATTAGTTTTTGCTTTTTGTATTTTAGCTTCTTTGTAAATGTACTTATACTTAAGCACATCTTGCTTTAAAATTTGAGTCTTATACTTATATTCTATTCGTGTTTGCCATCTTGTCTTTGGCACATAGATATTATTGAAAAATATTACCGAGTCCTTTGTTGTTATTACCTTCTCCCAAATGATAGTATCATTTACCATTACAGGAATAGAATCAACAGTAGTAATACGAATCGTGTCGCTATCTTGCACCAATTTAAGGCCGTGTTTAAGAGCTTTCTTATAGTGGTATTGAGCCAATCGCTCACTTGAGCAACTAAACAACGTTAAAACGCTTAAAAATGCGAGTAGTTTTTTCATTATGTACAAAGGTAAATTTAAATTTATAACGCTTTTAACATTTCAATCATACGAGGACAAGGATATATATCTGACTTATCGTGACGTACGCTATTATGTGTAAAGATTCCCGGCTCTCCTCTCAAAGCTCTTTTATCTATGTCAAAGATACTAGCAAAATAGTCTTTGGGAATGTTGTATTGATTACACAGGTAAACAAGTAATTGTCTAGTGCTTTCGATTTGTGCATCCGTGTATTTTTGCCAATAGATATAACCTTTATATTTAGTTGGTAGTTCGGTTACCTGTGTATAATCTACTTTTCCTCCTACATAGTTATAAAAGTATCCGTTCTTTTTTGTTAATTGGCCATAGTTGCAGATTTCTATTCCTACGGATAATCTATCAAGTCCCCGGTAAGTTACTCCCATCTCTTCAAAAACTTCTTGTTTAAGTCCCAAATGATACGCCCAATTTTTAGAACTAAAACATTGTACAATTGTACCGTTTGCTCCAATTATAAAGGCAGTTGCTACTTTACCCACTTTCTGATTGAAAAACTTAGCTACAGATACAGCGTCAGAATTACCTGCAGTATGATGCAAGTAGATTTGTCTTTTGTCAGTTAATTCCTGTACAAATTGATTGTCAGATAGTCGGTGTTGAACTATCTTCGTTATGTCTAATTCCATTTAAATCCGTTTTAATTTCTTTAGCTCTTGCGAAAAGGTTTTTAAGGCCTTGCCATATGTCCACCCCTTTTACTGCCTTTATATTCTCATTAATAGAGATGGTCTCTATACTTACTAGCACTAGTGAAAGTATTTTTGTAAGCATTAAAGGCACAGAAAAGAATTTTAAAATAATATCATTAAGTATCCAAAAGTCTATAAGATAGAATCCAATAACTGCCACCTCATATAAAAAGAATTTTGAAACAATGGCCGAAAGTTTTCTTGATGTAATTTGAATCTTGAGTTTTTTAGCCTTCCAAATACCTGTTAGCGTATCTAATACAATAGCGAAACCAATTAAAAAAAGTATGCCGGATATTGGTAAAAAGAAAGCACCAATAACAGCTAATAGTTGCATCATTGATTGTTTTATTGTGGTTAATAAGATAGCTAACTGCATTCTCATATTACAAGAATTGCGTTATTATATCCGTTCTCTAAAAAGTTACCACATAAACCGGTGCAAGTAAGTTGATAAGGCGTAATACAATTACAATGGTTAAACATTGGACGCAAATCTGTATCTGTATTTGTAGCTGAAATAAATATAGGGAATAGATTCCTGTTAGCTAACAGCCACCTAATTAATCTTTGTTCAAAGAATGAAGCTTTTTGTGCGTAGTGTTCCATTCCAAAGGCTACCTCATTACGAGATACACTTGCAGAATAATCACCGCTTTGAGTTTGTAAACCTTTGTTTTTAAGTTGGTAAGTTAAACCAAAAACAGCATCCTCTGCGCTTCTCCAAGCTATTACAGGTTGAATAAATTCTACTAAATCAATTTCGTCAGGTGTTAATGTTTGAGCATTATAAGCCGTTAACATATGATTATAAAAAGTAGTTCCCAAAATTGGCTGTACTCTAAGAGCTGCTTGAGTAGCTATGTATGGTGTAACATCTGTTACATCTACATTTGCAGTAATGGGTGTATTTACTTTTAAATATGTTTCAGTTATGAAGTATAGCATTATACAATTGGTGTTGTTTCGGTTACTACTACAGCATCGGCTGCTCTTTGTGTTAAATCTCCACCCTCAATAGGAGGAAGGGAAGCTAAAGCTCTCACCTCGTTAATTGTCATTGTCTCAAGTACTTTTGTAGCTACTAATGGACTAAGTGAATTAAGAGCGTCATTAGTTTTTGATGTATCACCCTCAAGTTCAACAATATTTTCGTTAATAATTTGAAAGTTATTGATGGTAAATTCTGCAGGTATTTTAGCGATGGTTAATAATTCGTTAAAGATTACAGATACGCAACTTCTTAACTCCATTACTACATTTTTCTCAAATATCACATAAGCCTGCTTAATATCTGCACCTCCTCCTAAGCTTCCTGTAGTTCTAATTCCCATTAGTATTGGGTCAATCGTATGAGCAAAGCATATTTGTTCCGTGTTTAGTTGAGATGCCTCTTGGAATAACTTGTCATTATTGTTATTTGGTAAAGCCTCAATCTTTGGTAATTGCTCTTGACTATTAGCGAAAAAAGCGACAGCTTTACCCGAATTTGACGCTCCTTTTAATCGCTCAAGAGTGTCTTTAATCATATGTTTCTCTTCTTCGCTTTGTGGACGTTTTGGAAACATCATAGCAAATGAAGGGAAAATACTATTTTGGATATTGGATTTGGCGAAAAAACTTAATTCGCCCGAAAGAAACGCAAAATTTAGTGCCGAGCTGTATTGAGGCAGCGAATAATAATCTTGACCCAAAGACTTAATCTCGTAGCAATATAATTGTTCATAATCTGAACAAGCGACGTGATAAGGTTTGATAGATGTAATCTCTATATTTGTAGACCAATCGTCACACAGGTAATACATATCTTTAAACCTAGATATCCTTACTTTCTCCGGTGATATGTTTTCTATCTTGACTAATTTCTTAGTGCTATCAAAACACAATTTAAAGTATATTCTGTTGTGTACAATTAGCTGACGAGTAACAGCTTTTACTATGTGTTTTAATTTCGTTTTTCTTTCAAACATATACAACTCCAATTTCTCGGGAGTTGTTAGCTTGTCAGTAGCTAAAGCGAAACCACCACCAATTACAGCGTTAGTTTTATAGTCGCATATTGCCCCGTGTAATGGACTAGAAAAGTACATCTGATTAAGTAGCTCCGGGAAAAGATTATCGTTTCCAAATCTCACCCACATATTGGTAGAGTACCTACCATTTACATAGGGTAGTGACAAATCGCCTTTACCTACAGGAAGAAATGGAGTAGAAAAAGATTGATATCCCTCTACCATTTCTGCCGTTTTATTTTCTTTTTTAAATAAGTTGTACCAAGCCATAATTAATCGTATATTGATGTGCCTACTGCTCCTCTAACTACCATTCTGCCTTCCTCAATTACTACGCCTGTTGATTGTGCAATAGTTAAAGGTAAAACATAAGGTGAAGAGCTTTCGTATATTTGATAAATAAATTGTCCTTGTACTAATGGAATGTTTACCGGCTCATTAAGTACAAAAAGATTGTATCGTTCCGGCCATAAGCTAATGTCTGCAGTAGTAAATAACTGAGTACTGCTAGTAGTATTCATTTCATTAGTAAAAGCAAAAAGATAATGAGGGGTAGGTACAGTAGTAACCTCTGTTAAGGTCAAAACTATTTGATTTATTACGCCCTGCTCAATGTATATCATACCTATATTATATAACTACTTTCAAATGTTTAGAAATAAAAAAAGCCCCACTAAATGCAGGGCTAATTTTAAGCGTGTTAAATGTATTAAGTCAATGCAGGGATGATAGTTGGGTCTATTGTATAGGCCAAATATTCATTTTCAGATAGTAAGGTAACGGCGTACTTAGAACCATCCGCACGGGCTGTTCCCGAGCCTTCAGCAACACCTGTTACTTGTAGGTATGGGAAGTACCAATAGATACCATTAGCATCCAAAACAATTGCAGTTAAATACTGCTGTCCCGAGCCAAGAATTTTTATAGCTCTTGACTTATCAGCTTCTCTACGTTGGAACATTAAAGAGATAGTAGCAGTAACAAATGAACTACCATTGATTAAATCAATAGCAGCCTCTTCTGTATAGCTTGATGTATTTCTACGGATATAATAGTTCTCAAATAAAGTAGGAGTTGCTAAAGTGATACCTGTAATCTGCCATCCTAAACCTGCAGATGGGTCAGTTGGAGTGATGGCTGTGATGTTATCTTGAGGGGTTATCCATATTCCATAGATACCACCACTATTATTGTCGCAGCTTTTTAAAATAGCCTCGAGGGCTTGACAAGTTGGCATAATTTAAAGTTTTATATAAAGGGGGTTGCCCCCCTCTATGAGTGAATATTAAGAATAATTAAGACCCGTAAACGATTTCAGTTGGATTAACATAGTTAAAGCCAATTTTCATATTTGCACGAGTACGGATGTAAGGCTCTGCAACTGTATCTGCTAAGTTTACAGCTCGTAGGTCTGAAGAATCACCTTCACCATCAAATAAATAAACGAGATTATCCTTTAGCGTAATTACTAAATGGTCATTTGACATACCCGGGCAAAGAACTATTTTGATACCTAAGTAAGTTAAAGATAAATCTTGAGTGATATATGCGTTCGTGTTACCACTTGCAACTCCTAAACGATAGATGTTAACTAATTGTGTTGGTAAAAAGATTCTCAAGTCAGCAGTTCTAGATGCAATGTTAGCAGGTACTAAAGCAAAAGCAGCCTCTAAGTCAGTCAATAACTGAGCAAAAGTAGGCGTAGGTGTCATAGCGTAAGGTATAACATTTAAATCAGCACCCAATTGCACTTCGTAACCATCACACAAAGATAGTGGGTTAGCAGGAAGTAAAGAGCTATCACCTTGCCATCTTAAAGACTCAATAGAACCATTGATTGAGTTAGCCATTTCTGACCAATAGAATGACATAAAAGATGCAACAGAAAAGTCTCCGTTAGAACCCTGTGCCATTTGCATAGATACAAAAGATTGCTCTAGGTCGAATTGACAAATTTGCGCCATTGAGCTTAAAGCACAAACTGACATACTTTTAGCACTCAACGTATCAGTTGGAGCTGTAAATGCACAAGTAGATGGTTGAAGGATATCACCAAAAGATACTGTACCTAATTTAACTTCAAACTTTACACCCGGTAAAGTACGAAAGTTGTTAACGATTTCGCTTGAACCTAAATAAGCTTGAGCATAAAAAGCTTCAGCATTTGGTGTGTAAGTTGCCCCTGCACCATTAATCAAATCAAATTTTAATTTTCTCATTTTTTGTTGTTTTTATTTATTGTTAAATTTATTAAATATACTTAATTTTTGCTGTACGCTTAATGCTACAGCCTCCTCCATAACCTCTTCTTTAGTTTCTACAACTAATGATTCTTCTAACTGATTTTTAAGGTCAGCTATCATAGCCACAAGAGCGTCAACTTGCTCTGTAATTAATGGGCGAACTATTTCTAGTATAGCTTCAGCATCCATTGTAGGGTCAACTGCCATTGTTTCCTCTTCTACTACTTCCTCTTCTACTACAGTATCAGCCATTGCTTCCTCTTCTACTACTACTTCCTCTTCTTTTTCTCTAATTTCAGTGATTTCACCATCAACAACAACGTATATTTTGCCGTCAATTAAGTGTTCACCATCAGGTAATTTATTCATACTATTTAGTTTTAATTGTTTCTCTTCTTTTAATTTCATTCCAAGATAACCTTCTATTGAAAAACCAACTTGACCATCTGCTACTAATTGATTATAGTATTCTTTGTCGGTTACCTGTGCTGTTACCATAAGAGTCCCTTCCGGAACTTCAATGTTGAATGATGAGTAGGCCTTGTCTTCCTTTGGTGTATCCACAATCCAAGCTTCCAAAACATAAGCCGGGACAGTCTTTTCTGTATCGTGTTCTAAATTGAATAAGTCTTTGTTAGACATATCCTTCATAAATTTTGAATGGATTCTTTCGATTTCTTCTACTGAAAAGCTAACGTAATATTCCTTACCATCCTCATCATCTTTACGATAAATCTCCATAGGAATTAAGGCAGGTGCAACTATACGATATTTTATGTCATCCGTAAAAATCATTGGTTTAACTTGACTATTGAAAGCTAGGCCTAGAACTTTAATGGCCGGTGTTGAGGTAAAGGCTATTTGTTCAATGCCTAAATCCTCCCCATTCTCAGCGTATTCGGGGTCAATCGTGATTTTGTATACAGGTAAATTATCTTTTGCCATACCTATATTATAAAAATTCATATATTTGTAAAAAAAAGAACTTATGGTAACTATTTTAGGAAGGGATATTCCCAACAGAATTGAAGAATTGACGATTGAGCAGTTCGAATCGATAACAGATATCAACAACAATAAAGAAATTGACCCTGTTGATAGACATTTACAGATATTTGAGTATCTAGGAATCCCTGAAAAGGAATTTTTTGACTTTGATATTGCAGATTTTATTGATATTGTAAAAGAATTTAACACCGTCCCCGAGGCAATGGGTGATATTGAGCCTGTAGGAGTTTTGGAATTAGACGGATTCACCTATACTGCAGAGTTAAAACTAACAGTACGAGAGACAAAGCTAATTGAAAAGATTGCTATTCATAAGCAAAAGGGTTATATTTCTGATATGATGGCCGTAATGTTTAAAGCTGACCATCTAACAACGGCAGAGCATTACTCTGAGGCTCATCTTAAGCTTAAGTCTAAGCACATAAGAAAGTTAAAGGCAGAGATTTGCATCCCTTACATTATGTTTGTTGCTAATAAGATTAAAAAACAAATCGAGAATGTACCTACCGAAGCAGTGGAGTGAGATTACAGTTGAACAATTTATTGAGATATCTGAGATAGACAAAGAACAGGGGGCTTATTACTATAATACTGAAGTGCTTTCTATTATATGTAATGAGCCTACTGACGTGATTGATAATCTTGATGTAGATGAGATGTTTAAGATAGTTAAAGAATGCAAATGGGCGTTGTCTCAGCCATCTAATAAATACAAGTCAGAGCTTATAGGTATGAAGGTAAAGCCATTTAATAAACTTTGTCTTTATGAGTACATTGATTTAGATTATTATTTTACAAATAACTACATTTCTAATCTTGCAAATATTTGTGGCATTCTATATAGACAAACAAAGATTAATGAATGGGGTGAAGAAATTATTGAGCCTTATGAATACGATTGTACTATCAGAGCTGACAAATTTCTAGACCTTCCAATTACAGATGTTTATGGAATCATTAGCGAGTTCTTAAAGTTCAGAGAAAACTTTTTAAAGACTTACCAAAACTTATTTCAAGGCGAAGAGCTACCGGAATTAACAGCAGAAGAGAAAGCAGAATTAACACCGGAAGAATTAAAAGAGGAAGAGGAAAATAAGAAAGATTCTAAGTGGTCTTGGGAAAGAATGATATACGGATTGTGTAATAATGACCTTACAAAAAGCGATAAAATTGGAGGCCTTCCCCTTACTTATGTCTTTAATATGATGGGTATGAAAAAAGAGCTAGAGATATAGTTATACTCTTAGTGGATATCCTTGATTAAAGTCAGGCGGAGCAAATAATGCTTCAAATGTATAAACTAGTTTTTGGTTTTTTTCTAGTATAGGGGCAACATCTAAAATCTTATATCTCTTAGTTAACCACTCAACATATTGGTCGTAAATTTCTTTTGTGATTCCTGCACTTCCTAGCTCATAAGTAAATTTTTCCACAAAGTCCCTTGGTACTATAGAGCCACCATTTTTTCCATATTGATTAGCAGTTTGTGGTACTCCATTATTAAGATAAATAAAATAGTAAGCTGCTACGATTTGAATTTCTAATATTTCAAAACCTCCTGTAATTTTAGCATTAATACGAATACTGTCAATTAACGTACTTCCTGTAGGGTTTAAAATGTCATCTCTAATTATTCGTTTTAATATAGTAGCCATCCTCCTACGAGTAGGATATAGCACATTAAATTCACCTGTATTTGCGTATCTACCCATTAGTTAACTCTTTATATATATCCATTGTATCATCCACTAGAATAATTCCATTATCAGTTTCTATATGTAGCTGTGTATCACTAATCACCTCAATAGCTCCTGTGATAGTATACTCTATTCCGTTGTATGTAAATGTATTAAGCATATAGTATATTTAAGCCCCATTGTATTTGTCCTGTATCTAAAGCATTTGCACAAGTAACAGAATATAAAAAGTAGTTATTTACTGCAGGGTTAATTATTGTTTCGCTGTAACTTAAATTATTAGCCATATCACTATTTAAAGTAGCACCGGGTACAGCTCCTATTTTTCCTGCACCATCCCAAAACAAATGCCTTTCAAATTGTATCATTTTAACACCTGCTGTAATGGTGTTACTTCCTATAAATGTTGCCCCTGTTGTAGATACACTAGTATTCCTATACATACCAAAAGTAATAACAGCTAAAGCACTAACTCCTATTCTTAATCCTCTTGCCTTTAAATGTATCATACAAGGTTTACCCACTACTAAAGTATTAGCAGGTAGCAAAGCACTTGCACTAATACTTAATGCCGTTGTGCCTGTTATATTAGTTCCTATTGGTGTTAGTTTATTTGTAGGCTTAGTATCTAGTGCAGTTTGTAAATCAGTTTGAGCAGAAAGCGTTCCTGTGATAGCTCCCCATACTGCACTACCACCACTAGCAGCTGCTATAATCTGAGTTCCTGTAATAGCAGTATTGACAGGAAGTCCTCCTACGATAGAAGTACATTCGATTAAATCAGTCGGTTGTAAGTTTCCTGTGTGAGCAGGTAAAGAGGGTCTCCAATCACCCCACCAATTATTTGCCATAACTATATTATGTTATTAAAGTTATTTGTTTAAATTGGGACAGCGCAATCAGTCCAATCATTTACAGTTAATGTAATTGACATTTGCCATCCGGCTGCATAATCAAGCAAGTCATTGTTTAAAGGTGCAAATGTAGGAACACCTACTACGTCAAAAGAATAGTCATTACTATCCATATAATATATATACAAGTCATTTAAGATTTGTTGTGTATCGCTTAAAATGGTTATGATGTTAGCTCTATCTTTTTGGATTATGTCAAAACAATAAATATCAAAACTGAATTCTGTCGTGTTTTCAGTTGGTAATACATTGCTTGGTACAATATAAACCAAAGGATATTTCTCGTCTTGAGTAGCAAAGTTATATAATTGCTCTTTGAAATCGCATCCTACTTTGAATACTTGCTTATGTGCTGTATAAAATGCTGTTATGTGGTTTGTTATTGCTTGTAGTGAATTCATAGTTCTGCTGATTTATTTATTCTATTAATTTTATCTTGTACTGATGTTACCTGTGTTTCACTTACTACTGCTGTTACTGTCATTGATGAACTACTAGAGCTACCTCCTGCACTAAAGCTACTACCTGTGTTAGCACTACCAAATAATTGTGCAGATTGAGGGAGAACTGTGGCGGCTGAAGTTCCTCCTCCTGTGTCTCCACCACCACCACCACTACCACCGCTAGGAGTAGCACCCGGTGATGTAAGTATTTGTTTAGCCTTGGCTACATTGGTAGCGATTTGAATAATACCTGTAGCAAATTGTGCAATACCTGCAGCACCTGCTGTTAAACTATTCATAGGGTTGGCCTGTGAGTTAGCTACCAAAGCACTAATGGCCTTAGCTGTATCAATACCTATTTGAACTAGAGCAGAGGCCTTATTGAATTTCTCTAATTTCTTTTGGTCTTTAATAAGTAAACCTCCTAAACTTGTAAGGCCATCAACTGTATCTTTAGCAAAAGCTAGTTTTGCATCTCTTGTTTTTTGGTCTTCTGCTATTTGTTTTAATTGTGCCTCTGTATTAATGTCCGCAAGAGCTTTTTTGTGATTAGCTTCTAGTATCTCCAAAGCCTTTTGATTACCCATCGCCATCTCTTGGTCTTTAACATACTTAGCCTCTAATTCTGCTATTCTCTTCTCCTCTTCTGTGGTGGTAAGTTCAGTTAGTAAATCACTAGCAGCCTTTACTTTATCTTTCATTCTTGCCGTTTCCTCCTCTATTTGCATTGTGTTATAAAGGTCAAGCTTTTCTTTTAGTTGTTCCTGTGTTAATCTAGTGTCAGCGTTGGCTGCATCTCTAAGTTTTTGATACTTCTGATTTTGTAGAATCAATTCTTTTTCTGCACCCTCTGCCATTGCATCAAGTCGTAGTTGAGCTAGTTCACCTTCAACTGCTATCATATTCTTTTTTTCAAGGTCTGCTACAGCTGTTCTTTTTGCTTCAAGTTGTGCTATCTCCTCTTTATCCGCTTGTTCAGTTAATGTTGCTTTCTCTTTTGTTTTTAGTTTAGTATTAGAGGCGATATCCTCCCGTTCTCTTTTGAATTTCTCCTGTATTATAGCTTCCTCTTTAGCTAAACCTTCGGCCATTATAGCTATCTCTCCATCTCTAATCTTTCGAGAAGCTGCTAATCTATCCGCTGCATTAGTTGCATTAGCCGCCTTACTATCACTGTTAGCTTTCTCTCTATTTTTTGCTGCCTCTTTTGCTTCATCCTCCGCTGCCTTTTTTTTATTATTTATTTGCTCCTGCTCAAAGACAGCTAAGTCATTTATTAAATTTAGTCTAGCAGTATTAGCAGCTGCATTAGCCTTAGCATTAGCCGCCATTGTGGCTGCCATCTCTTTTTCAAATTTATTCCATGCAGCATAGTCCCCTGTTTTCTCAGCACTAGCTCTTAGCTCAGCAACTGTTAATTCATTTTTTGCTTTTAGTTGTTGCTGAATAGCATAGGTTTCGTTTGTTAGTCCTGTTTGATATGATATGGCCGCCTTTAGTCTTGCTCTTTCTAAATCAGTAGTGTCTTTACCCTGTGCCTTCATGAGCCTAATTTGCCTACCCATTGCATCGTCAGAATCAGTATACAATTGTTTCCGTCTTTGGAAACTTCTATCTCTTGCTTCTGTTTCCTTTTTAATTTCTGCTAGTGTAGCTTCTGAATTTTTCTTAGCATTAGCAGCTGCCTCATCTTCAGCATATGATGTTAAACCTAGTGCATCTCCTAACCATTTTAAAGCATCTATCACAGCATTGATAGGTATCATTAAGAAATCTAGAACAGCCCCTAACACCCCTATTTTATCTAGGAAGAAACCAACTGCAGCCACAATAGCTACAATAGTTACTACCAATAAAAATAAAGGGTTTGTTAATATTTGTAACCCTAACTTTACAAAAGCACTTCCTAAAGTTCCTAGCATAGTTACAAATTGACCCATACCTCCCAATATTTCTTTTGGGTTTAGTTTACTCATAGTCATTGCTAGAGTCTTAGCCTTAGTAGATGCCTCTTCGAAGTCAAGGCTCATTAAAGAGTTTTTAATTCCTCCTATACCATTACTAACCTGCTCAAACTTTGAGCCTGTAGCAAAGACGTTAACAGCCTCGTTAGCATCTGATATCTTATCCTTAAGCACCCCTGCTTCCTGTGATAGTCTAGCAATATCTGCCGGGTCAGTAGCGTTGGCTATCTCACCTTTTAATGCTTTTAATTCTGCTTTTATAGCACCGAGTCCGGATACTACTATTGGTATTTCAACTGAGTTCATCTATGTGTAGTATTTAATTTCTATTGTTGTTCCATCAAGATATCCATCTACAAATCCAACTCCTATTTGAGTAGTTGTTACTGAGACTGTGTTAGAGCTTGTTGAGTATTGAGCTGAGATTACTCCGTCAAAGTTTACATTGCTAATCATTATTGTAGGGACATTTGTACTTGAAATATATGAAGGCTCAAATCCATCAAGATATCCTTCGTATGTACCTACTCCTGTTCGTGTCCAAGTAACACCTCCTAAGCTATCATTCTTGATTTGTACTATTGGGTCAGTTAAACCTGATTGAGTTAAGTTAGCAATATATATTTTTGGAACTATGCCTGTAGGTATTCCGTTGAATGTAGTTACCATTAAATTTTCAGCCACCAAAGTATTTTCACTTACGATATAGTTATCCCCTACGATGACAGAACGTGTGCCTCCTACTATTACGTTTCCTCTACCTTCAACAGTTGCTGTAGCTTGATTACCAAATACATTAGACGTTGTCATTCTAGTAGTGTTTACGCTACTCATTGCTAACATTTGAATTGGGCCTATTCCTGCAGGAGGGTTTGGAATTACCGGGCCATTAGGTCCTGTGAAAGGTGCAAAGTTTATTTCTGTATCTATGCTTATTAATTCTACCTTAGTAAGCTTATTAGCGTTAGCATCGTAATCAATTATCTTGTTTATATTCCACCAACTATTATCAATTCTAATCTTATCATTCAACTTCATTGCTTGGATATCCGGCTCTTTCAAGTTAAACATAGCAGTTAACATCTTGCCATTGTTTATCTGACCCATTGTACGACGCCAATATCTATTATAAAGATTGTTCTCTGTTAAGCTACTAGGTTGATAATAATAGAAATCACATATGGCAAAGTTAATGTCAAAGGTCGGGGTTAATGGGTCATCAAAGTGGCCTACTAGTGGATAGCTTGTCAAGTTAATTTGACCTACACTACCATAATCGTAGATGTAAAATTGTCCACAAGTTGCAAGAGGTTGACCTGCTGTAGTCTTATCGTATAAGATTCTTATATTAGTTTCAGGAGCTGCACCTGCTATCATAGGAACGTAAGCACCAAATGGTGTTTTGATTACCGGTGTAGGACTGAACAATACAGCTTTGGTAGTTATGTCTTTTACATACTCATTGTCAAAAATTACTTCAGCTTGTCCATAGATATTATTCGTGGCATTCGTGTAAGTGGTGTTTGGATTGTCTTTGTCAGCTGTGTAGCTTAGTATTATTTTCTTGCTTGTTATCTCAGGTAAGAATGACAAGCTTTGCTCTTGGTCTTTTGCTAACTTGTATGTCCAATCTACTTCTGCACCGCTATCGTAAAAGTCATCTCTATTCTGTAAGAGTAACTTGTTAGGCTGTGTGCTATCAACTTGGGCGTATATGTTATACATATTGAAGATTCCCTTGATGAAGTCGCTTTGTTTAATCTTCTTAGGAACATAATCATTTATCTCTATTATTCCACCAATTGCATACACATTGCTACTAGGAACAATACTAATTTGAATATTAGATATAACAGCTTGTATCACTATTTGACCTGTAGAAGTAATTGTTCCGGATGGCGATAATCTCCTCCAAGTTCTAACAGATGGGTTGTTATTTATAGTGGGAATCTTTTGGCTTACATTTAAACCAATTGTAGATACAGAACCTGCACCAATTTGATTATAGCTTAATGGAATAGAAGTCTGAACTGTTTGAGTTAATATGGGCGTTGTTCCCGGCAATATAGACAAAGGAGCTTGAACAGCATTTTGTACTCCTAACAAAGTCGCTGTTGGTGTTGTGTTAGTAAATAGATTACTAAATATAATTTGTAAGCCGGTTACATTAACACCAATGGCAGGTTGATAGAATACAGGAGCGGGTGCATTATTCAAACTACCAAAACAAGTTACACCGGAAGAGTTAACCAAGTTTAAGGTGTAGGTCATTGTGATGTTATAGTCATAGCTCTGAGCGTTTGCTGAGCTTATGTTAAATGGTGCAGAATAACCACCGGTAACAGGGTTAAATATATTTTGTATGTCATCTAGTTCCGTCCATCCGGTAATGTTAATCTTAGTCGCTAATGATTGAGTCATAGCTATTTGTGCTATGTTGGTTACACCGGGTAAGTTGTTAGTTCCATTGATAGTTAAACCTGTTCGTTCTGCCCTAACTAGATAGTCGTTATAATCAAAGTTATCAACACCACCATTATAAGGAATTAATAGTTGTTGAAATCTATCGTATGACATTGTCGGCCAACTGTATGTAAATCCTGCGTCCTCAAAGATTCTGTCTAAATAAGTCTTAGCAAAGATGGCCGGTTTAAATTCTTGGGTATTATAAGTAGCGTCATTACTACCGGGCAAAAAATACTTTATGCCATTAGCTACCGTGTTACTAAATCTATTCACAACATTAAAAGCGTCATAAGTATGGTTAAGGTCGCTGAAATCTATGTCAGTTAATTCCTTGTTAGCGATGGCTGTAAAGAAGTCTGCCTTGCTATCCTTAACTAATACCTCATATGTTACCTGTTCCTCATAGCCATCTGTGAGCTGAGTCTTAACTACTCCTGTAAGTTGCAAAGAGCAATCTTCCATAATTGGAATACCATCTTGTATAACTGCACAGGTAGTAATGGCGTTTATGTTAAATGTTCCCTCAACTATGTTGACATCGTAGTAATGATTGAGCAGGTTATTATTGTTCTTGCTTCCTGTAAGAGTAATAGTCTTAGAGAAGCTTCCCTTCCTTTGGCTTATATCTCTTATGTCTCCGGCTTGGAAGTTAAGAGGAAACGCTGTCCCTTCTTTGACATCTAGAAAACCTGTGGCGAGTTGTATCTTAACCATTTACTATATTGTTGTTAGCTAACTTGATTGTAATGTTTTGCTTGATTAGATTCTTATTCCTTTGATTATATATTTGGTAGTCACTTGTTAAAATGTTACAACTAATGTAAGGGGTGCTTACCGGTGCATCGCAGTCTGTAGAGTAGTCACTCTGCTTAACAAAAGTAAAAGGTGAGGATATAAGCTCACTAAAATAGTTAGCCATATCTAGCGTCATAAAGTTGGTGGCCAAGTCAATAGTTGTTTCGGTGCTTATGTAGGTGTTAGTCATTCCTCTATCTGTTAGCTCATAGTCCCAATGGTTTGAGCCATTGATAAAACCCTTTACATCTTGGTTAAACTCCTCTCTCATTACATTACCCTTCTCATAGCTGTTAAGAGTAAATGCAAAGCTTCCCCAAGACCCCATTCTATCTAAGAACAAGATACTGTACTCAGTTGTCCTTATCCGTCTATCTAGTGTCACCCTGTAACGTGTTGAACTAGGTACGCCATTCCTGTGATATTGAAAGTCATAGTATTCCGTGTTTGGCTCTATCAAGTTACCTGAACCAAAGACAAGCGTAAGCGCTCCAAAGTTATTAGCTCCTACAGATACACCACTAAGATGGTCAATGGCTGTTACGTTTTTCTCAAAGATGTTACCACCATCATTTGTAAAGACCATTGTATCCGGTGGCGTTGGTGAGCCATTAGCTATGCAGTTTACCCACATATCCTGCGACAATGTAGAGAACATATTTTTGTTACCGGATGGATAGGTAGTAAGGAACTTATCAAAGACTCCATTAAGCATATAGTCTTGAAAGTTATAGGTTGGCCATTCAGTCCATCTAATAGCTCCATTGAATACATATCTATTAAGTACAGAGGCTAGATTCCTGTTAACAGTCTTACGGCCATCTGCATAGGTGATGTCTCCATCCTTATTGGCATTTACTATTTGAGTCCATAAGCTATTAACTACAATGTAAGAAGGGTTAGCTACTAGCACTGTAAAGAGTCCTTCAAGATTTGGATTAGTTAAGCCTCCACCTGTTTGCACTATATTGATTTGGTCACCTACCACAAATGTATTAGCTACGTTTATTTGTACTCTTCCTACATAAGGCGATGTTAAATATTGAGTTAATGCAAGAGAGTAACTAGTGGTAGTGAGATACTCCTCTCCTACCTTGACATCGTATTTGTAATGGCTGTTAGTGGCGTTGTATGCTGACGTGTTAGCTAAGTTCAGGTCATAGCTTACCTTAGCTTGTAGTAACTTGCTTAGGTCTATCTCACCGAAACCCGTTCCGAATGTAGGCAAGACCCGGTACTCAGCTATCTTGTTAGTCGTACCACTTTGATAGATGTCGTAGATATATTTAAAACCTTGCAAGGCTACGTTAGATGAGTTGTAGATATACTTAACAGGGTTGTATGCCGGAACGATTACTTGGGGTATTGCTTGTGGTACTAGTGCCATTGATTGTGTTTACCTATATTACTTTATTTCGTGTTCGTGTTTTTAAAGGCGTTCATCGCTATCATATACGCTTGGTCTAAAAGCATTAGGTGCTGTTGCAT